TCCATCTATTCTTCTCCTCCGTACCCTAAAGTCTCTAACATAATTGAGTGTGCGCCCATCGTTAACAGCATGTGTGCTGAATCTGGATAGCCGTCATTGCTGATAACCTGCATCACCTTGCTGTCACTAAAGATTACAATGGCTGTCTTAATGTCTATGCCTCCCTCTTCCATCTCGTCTGTTGCGTCAGCCAGAGACTGAAACAAGTCTGATGCCTTGATAGCCTCTTTGGTTTTACCGAACTCACCCTGCACTACCTTCATAAGAACTCTGCCATTAGCCACGTTACGTTAAACACTAGCAGTACAACGAGTACTCCGTAGTATATTGCTTGTTCCTTCTCATATCTGTTCATTGGTTATCCTCTATCAATGCATCAATCAATCTATTTAAGTACCAGTCAGCCTTACGTAGATCCTCAATGGGTTTCTCTTTGTAGTCGTAGCGCCACAGGTACTTCATCACGTTACCCTTGAGGTAACCGAAGTACTGCTCAGGTGGCATGGATGCCCTGATAGCTTCTATGGCCTCAATCGCCCCTGTGTTGTAGTGATCTGGATTCTCTACAGGACAGGACTCCTGAGGGGCATCAGATGGGTGGTACAACTTAGCTGCTACTGTGTCCCACTCTTTAGGTGTCGCTGAATCAATTGACTTGCCGAAGGTATACTCAGGCTCGTCATCGAAGGGCGTGTTGCGGTTGCTCTTAGTTTTCATTCGTATTCCTCCTCCTCTACTACAGTCTCCCAGAACTTCTCTAGGCGGTTGATTAGTTTATCTTCAAAGCGTTCTAGTATTTCTTCTGAGTTTATCTGTAGTGCCTCTAGTAGATCGTCTGGGTCATAAGTTTTCAAGATGCGTTCCTTAGTTTCCTCAAGAGTTAACATAGCTGATTAGCTCCTCTAGGGTATCCAGTGAGTACCACTTGATTCCGTGTTTCTCACACCACTGAGCCATTGTAAGCTTAGTACCCTTCCTGACTTTCTGATTAGGTTTCATTAGTACGAAGACTAACTCACGGTGGTCTGGTAGGCAGTTGACAATACTTTTGTATTTCTGCGTGTCTCCTTCCCTAAAGAAGCCTTTGCACTCCACCAAGATTCCCGAAGCGTGGACGAAATCTGGAGTGTATACCCTAGGAATGTTATACTGTACTTTTTCTGTTTCATAAGTAAATCCTTCGTGGTTTAATTGTGTGTTGACTGCGTTCTCAAACTCTGATCTAAAATTGCTTGAGGCTGATCTCTTCGACCTTCGGCTCATTGTGTACCTCTACTAAATAACGTGGACCTGAAGAATACTTGAAGGCTCTTAGAGAGGGCCAACAGGTTCCTTTGTATGAGCAGTATGAGCACCCTACGTCTAGTTTCTGGTTCCCACTCTTTCCATCTGCGATAGGCTGGTAGCAGACGTTGGGAGGTGTAGGTTGCTCCACTAACTTTTTTACACGTTCTATGTGCTCCTCTATGTCGTAGGATACTTTGTCGTAACAAAAGTGTTCCTTGTCTTCAGAGTCATACATGAGGTACGTAAGGTGACCATTCTGTTTATCCATGGCTAACCATCCGAACTTTGTTTCCCCCTCTGAGTGTGCATAGCCCTTGATTTGAGCCACATACCCAAAAGGATCATCGTAAGCAAGGTTTCCGTTCTTGAACTTCTTAAAGGCGAAAGACGAAGTACTCTTAACGTCTGTGACAATACCATCAATCTTGCAGTCCATAGAGCCTTTGATACCTGCGACTTCACACTTCTTCTGCTCATCTGTAACCTCATGGCCTGAGAGTCTAGTGAGAAATATCAGCATCTCTTCGATCAGGTGTCCGTACATAAACTTAACGTAAGTGTTACCTGTTAACTCCTCTTCCTCCTGTGGGTTATTCACAGCATTCCAGAGGAACCTGTCAGGGCGTCCTATGTTGGACATGCGTAACTTACGATCATCACGCTCTCTGGTAAACAGGGTTCGCATGAGATCCTTACAGTGGACTCCAAACCTGTCTATCTCAGCCTCTAGGGAGACACCATCTGGTACCTCTTTAGAGACCATTAGGGCGTATATGTCGTCCACTAATGTATCTACTGTTTTCATTCCTGATGCTCCACCCAGCGACATTTACGTGTCTTACCGTTGAACTCAACAATCTGAACTCTCAGCTTCTTCTGGTCGTCTGACCTCCCGTAGCCTGAGTCACTATCTGTGTTCTTCGCTTTAACGTCGATGTACACAGGAACCCCGTTCTTGACTGCTATCATATCTACTAGGCCTGTGCAACCAGCGTTAGTAAACACTTCGTACCCTTCGTCCCAAAGCCAAGTGACTACGTAATGTTCAGCTATGTCTCCCAGTCGGTTAGGGTCTGTAACTTTACCTGTTGCCATTTGTTTCTCCTTAGGTTATACTATAATTATATCAGAATTTACTCTCTGAGTCAACACTTTCCTTAAGTTTTTGTTCAATGAGTTTCCGCCCACGTCTGTCCGACCTTGTACTCTCCGTCGAGAGGGCACCTGAGGCTGTAGTGGATCCCTGCTGCTTTGAGGCATTCCACAGCCAGCCAGCCGAACTTTTGGGCTTCTTTGGTGGCAACCTCGGTTTGTACTTCGTCATGTATGTTCCCCACAAACTTATAGTTAAGGCCCCATTGGTTAGCGTAGTCCTCAAGAAGCACTAAGGCCTTCTTCATAACTACGGCTCCAGCGGCCTGAAGGAGTGTGTTTAGTGCTGCGTGTTCTGACCTAACCCAAAGCTTTCTGCCGTCGAGTCCTCGGAGATGACCACGTTGAGCAGAGTTTCCAACTCGTTCTCGTAGACTTTCAAGAGAAGGTGTATTTCGTAGAAACCTTTGCTTAAGTTTTCTACCGTCTCCTGAAGATCCTCCGACGATACTTCCGATCTTGGCGTCTCCTGCCCCGTAAAGGAAGGCATAGATAAAAGTCTTTGCTTGAGGTCTCGTGTCAAGCCCTGCTGCCATTTGATTTCTGGTGTGAATATCTTCTTTAAGTAAGACATTGGTGAACTCCTCATCATTCATGTAGTGTGCTAACATACGTAACTCAAGACCAGAGGCATCGAAGCCAACCAAGGATTTACCCTCTGGAACCGTCCAACAACTCCTACACTCCTCACCGTACACAGAGTTACTAGAGGGTACCTGAGCCATGTTAGGACTCTGGTGTGTCATACGTCCAGTGATAGCACCGTTACTTATGACCCTACCGTGTACCCTACCGTCCTCCTGTGTGTGCTCTAGCCAACTCTTGACTTGGGCGTACCTCTTTTGGAGTAGAAGGTACTCCAGAACTTGTGCCGCTTCGGGTACATGTGAGTTTTCCTTGAGGGTTCTCTCGTCAACCATAGGCTTTCCTGTCGGAGTGACCTCCTTCCAGACTGCACCCTTAGTAGCAAGTCGGGTAGCAATTTGGTCTCTGGAGCCAACGTTGAATACCGTGACTTTATCTTTGAGTTGCTTCCCCGTCTTCTCTGAAACCCTCTGCTCAACGATAGGGGGGAAAGTCTCTTGTAGTTCATCCTGTATGACATTCATACGCTCCTTAAAGATCCCTAAGAGGTCATAGCACTTCCTCTGGTCCACGAGCCACCCATTACGCTCCTGCTCCACAGTGCACCATGCGACCTGATGCTCTAGGTCCTGAGACTCCTGAGAGAACCCCTCTAGCTCCTTGAGTAGCTTCTCGTGTACAGCCTGAGTTACCTCTACGTCCTGCATACAGTAGGTAATCATCTCCTCTGAGAGTTGACTCCAGTCACTGTGGTCACCCTTGGGGAAACCTAAGGTGTTACCCCAGTTCCTGAGGGAGTGTCCACCAGACTTACTAGGGTCTGCTAACCTAGAGAGAACCAAGGTGTCAATGACCCTAGACCGCCCAAGAGTAACATTCCAAAGATCACGAACCACGCGAACATCGAAACCAATTCCATTGTGGAATACGTAAGAAGCATCACCCTTAGATGATACATAAGCCTTAAAATCTTCTTCATTACATATGACCTCCGTGACTCCGTTGTGTCTACAACAGGCTACCCAGATGACGCTAGGGTCTAACCCATCGGTCTCAATGTCCATGTAGACATAGTTGCTCAAAACTCTACCTCTGCGTCTCCTGCTGTGGGCTTAGGAACCTCTGCCATACGTCCTGTGTCTAAGTTGTACTGAAGCCAACACGCGGGACCCGTCTGCCCACTGTAGCGATTCTTCAGTACTCTAACACTGGTAGTATTACGTATCTCTGGGTCCTCATGCTGCTGGTCTCTCTCCATACCTATGACCATATCTGATAACTGGGCGATACTCTGACTACCCCTGAGATCCTGTAGGCTGATCTTACCACCGTCCTCATGGGCTGTACCTGAGGTCCTACGGAGGTGTGACACTAGGAACAATGTTATCCCAGTCTCAGCCACCAAGGATCTTAGGCGGGTCATTATCTCATCAATGGCCTTCCGTTCATCTCCGTTCTCCTGAGAAGAAACAACGATGGATAGGTGGTCGAGGATGACGTATCGGCAATCCAAGGCCTTCGCCATATACCTGACTCGCGAGAGTAGATTATCGGCTGACGTTGACCCCCAGTGGTCAAATAGATAGTAGCGTCCTGTACCCATCGTTGCTTCCCAGAATGGTCTAAGCTCATCAATAGGTGTGTCTTCTTCCAAGTGTAGTGGCCTGTTCGCTGCCACCGACATGATTCCCAACGATGTACGTGCGACGTCTTCCTCCAGTGCAAGTACACCAATGTTGGATTCAGTTCTTCGTAAGAGATCATACTCAAGCTCTCGTATGAACTGAGACTTTCCCATGCCAGAGCCGCTGGTGATAGTGACAAGCTCGTATGCTCTGTGTCCTCTCGTAATGTCATTTAATCCCTCCCAAGGATACGGGACACTCTTAACGTTCCTCTTGTTGACCAACGCCTCCCACGTGTCCTGACCTGAGACAATCCCATCGGGCCTGTAGACCTTAGCGTCCCACCAGCAACGTATGAACTCACGTATCTGGTTAGCCTGTAGCATATCTGAGGCATCCTTCATAGGAAGCTCACACACCCTTAGCTTATTGGGACTAAAGAGGTCCTTAACCTTCTCTAGTGCTGCCTTACCTGCCTTATCTTGGTCTAAGCATAGGACAACCTGATCGTACCCCTCAAGCCACTCTAGTGCCTCCTTAATGTCCCCTTCAGCGTTACTAGAAGACTTGAGGCTCACTACGTCATACTTGTTATCAAACATCTCAGAGACGCTCATGGCGTCTAGCTCACCCTCAGTGATCGTGATAAACTTACCACGCCCACGACACGCTTGCTGCCCGAACAACCCTGTACCCTTGATATTCCCAGTAGCGTAGAACTCCTTTGGGTTCACGGTGCGTACCTTTGACGCCACCAGTTCACCCGTCTCAGAGTTATAGTAGGGGTAGTAATGCTTCTCAATGGATCCGTTAGCATCGTAAGTGACCGTCACTTGGTATCGTTGACTGGTCTCCTTAGATAGCTTACGGTTACCTATAGCGGCTACTACACCGTCCATCTTAACTGAGGCTACTGCTTTAGGTGCTACTTCAGTCACTTGTGTTTCTCCAGTTGAACCGTTGGTGTGGTAGCCACATGAGAAGCAATGCTCCCCACCGTCCGCATAGACGGCGAGGGCATCACTGGAGCCACAAGAGGGGCAACCCTCGTGGCGCAGGTACTTAGAAGTCCCCATTGTCATCCTCTGAGGTCATCTCAGCTACCTCTAGGACCTTCACAGCCTCTAGATAGGTACTTAAGCCATGCACAGGGTGTGCTGGGCCTACCTTGTACTTAAGGCGCACCTTAGAGTTATACGGTACCTCACCGTTAAACGGATTACCCTCAGCATCTAAGACTTTTACGTCAAACTTAGAGGAAAACTTACGTTGCTTTGCCCCCTCGTAGTCCTTGATCTTAACGCCTCGGGATGCTAGGGATTCTGCGTCATCCTCTGACATAGTGATGGTCATGGTATACTTGCCAGTGGTCTGACCCATGTATACATCATGCTGGGTTAGGTTTGAGAAGTTTACGATACCTTCGATTACTTGAGCCATACTAACTTTCCTCATCTACTTTGATTTACCATCCATAGGGTCCTATGGTGGTGGTTTAGACTTTGTAGCCTATACTAATATTATAACACAGTTTCTCTATTTGTCCACCTCCTTTTGTCTGCTTTGGTATTTGTTGGCATGTTTCTTACGGTCCTTATGTGGTCCCCCCTTGTGGTTACTATGTTTAGCCACAGGGTTAAACCTAGACCTTAGGCCCCTAGGCTTGTGCATCTTAACTCTCCTTATTACTCTTTGTCGTCACTGAAGACATACATTAGAACTCCTAGGAATACTAGGGCTA